TTGAAGATACAAGCCGTACACGTCACTGGGCTGTTTGGAAAATCAAGAAATATCACGTACAAATTCAACGCTGATTTGAATATCCTGACTGGTCGTAATGGGTCGGGAAAAACCACAATAATGAAACTTACATGGTTTATCATCAGCGGCAATGTTTTGCTGGCACTTAGAGAGATTGACTTTAAAGTCTGCACGGTGGTGACTGATGTTTACACTTGCACTGTTACTCGTACTGGCCCGGTCACCTGTAAAATTGAACTTGAAATTGGTGGTGAACTTCTAACTTTCGAGGATGACGATGGCGAGCCAGAGAATGAACCTTTTATGGACTCGGCGGAAGATAAAGCCAATCCAATAATAATTCAATCTGGGAGCTCGATATTCTTTCCTACCTTCCGCCGGATTGAGGGTGGATTTTCGATGGCCGCAAACGTTACATCAAGAGCTCGGCAAAGCAACAGAGCCGAGCATGAGATTGATGAAACGCTGACCTCGCTTTCTCGGAAACTTAGCAATAAAGAGCATGTTTTCATATCCGCCATTTCAACACAGGATGTGACCGGCCTCCTTCTCCGTAGATACGCTACGTTTTCAGAAGAAATCAACGGCTTTCAAGAGTTTGTATCAAAGCATGTGATTGAAAAAATCCGACAGTATGAAAGTACGCAAAGTTTCAGGCTAGATGCGGACGCATTGCTTTCAGAAACAAGAGCGGAAATTGAAAAAATCGAAGAGTTCAGGTCCGAAACAATGAAGCCTTTGGACGCGATAAGAGTGTTAGTAGAAAAGCTCTTTCAGCACTCCGGAATTACATTCGGCAAACGTTTAAGCTTCGGCGACGCTGCCGAAGCCGTAGCTAGTGACGCCCTATCTGCAGGCGAAAAGCAGATGCTTAGTTTCATCTGCTACAATGCTTTTCACAAGAACACCGTTTTATTTATAGATGAGCCTGAGTTAAGTCTTCATGTAGACTGGCAGCGTCAGTTATATCCGATTCTTCAATCGCAAGGGTCGGGAAATCAGTTCATCTTCGCTACTCACTCCCCATTTATATATGGTAAATATCCAGACAAAGAGGTGTCGATTGGAATGGACCGGGGAGAATAAAAATGTCCGAAGATAAAGCCCGGCCCACAGTTGATGAGCTGTATCAGTTATTGAAGCGTACATCCTTGCCGACTGTATTGGTTGAAGGGAAAGATGACATTATTTTTTATAGACGGGTTGAAGAGGATCTGCGGGAGTACGGTGTTGATATGTTGCCGGCCGGCAATAAGGGTGCCGTTCTCGACCTATACAAAAGACTCAAGGACGAACCAGTCCAGTTACCGATTGTTTTCGTTGTTGATAATGATTTGTGGGTGCACGGCTATATAGATGGTGATGAGAAGCCTGATGATGTAATCACTACCCAAGGTTACTCCATTGAAAACGACTTGTATCTAGATGGCGGACTAGAAGGTCTATGTGGCGCTGATGAATTGGCAAGGTTTCGCTCGGATCTAGATAGGTTTTTATACTGGTACGCGCTTGCGGTAAGTAGAAAGCTAAACAATAAGGACTCCACATTCAGGACACATCCAGGAAAGATACTGGACGATGAAGAACATTACACGCTTGAAACGACGCTAGCCGAAAACGAAGTGTACCCTAACGAGTTTTTAGATGTAGTTAAGGAAAACTATTCAGCTGTCCTAAGAGGGAAGTCTCTTTTTGCCCTACTGGTTAGAGAGTTATCAGCCAAGCGTAGAGCTACGAAGTTTAGCGTTAAACAGCTTATGGAAATTGGTGCATCTAGGCGGGGAGAGAATTACCAGAGAATGTCCTCAAACATCAAAGAGGCTCTCGATCGGGCGCTAATGCCGCATGGTGGCAGCTAATGCGCTGCTCTATTTAATACCTTCCCCGGATAAAATAATTATATGGAGATGGACAGGTAATACAGGTTTTCGCTGACTGCAGCTACCCGTTAAATAGAATCGATCACAAGGAAGTGGTCACTCTATTGATGCCTTTTTGATTTACTTCAAAGTCTTTGCTTATAAGTTACTGCAGCCATTAGCGTGAGACAGCAAGCTGGCATATGCGATAGACAACTATGGGTCGGTTTTTGCCTGTCGCGACGAGCAGTAAACGCTCACAAGCAGACGTTCTAGGATGACCGATCCCGATTTTGAATGCTGATCTGCCCAGCCATTCACTGAGGCAGTCATCGCCATTGTTGACAAGGCCAAAAACTTTTGCAGGACGGGGACGCTCATCAGTCCACCATCTTATTCAAAATGATTGGTCTATGGTTAGCGTCAGATCCAGTCACAGAGGAGTTGGGAAATGATTGAGCGCATAAATGAAGAATTAGTAGTTCAGGCCGCTAGGGAATGGGCGGCGCGGTCAAACAAAAATGATGCAATTGCCGCTACGAATGCACAGGAAACGATTGCCGCCCTAAAGACCAAGCTGAGCGGAGAGGAATACGACCGGGCATTAGAAAGTCTTTATCGTGAGTACGATGAGTCGTAGCGGGTTCGTATTTAGCTGACCATGATCGGTGTTTGCTAATAAGCCCGGCATCATAGGTCGGGTTGAGGGAGCGTTTACCACGGCATCTAATACCCTATGTTCCCCCGCTAACGCTCTCCACTGCCCGGGCATAACGTTTGGTCGCCTCAGTCACCAGGCGCTTTCGCTCATCGCGATCGATGAAACTTTGTTTTAGGTACACCTCCGCTAGTCGGAGCAATTCCTCTTATTGCTCTTGCGCAGTCATTCTGCCGACCACCCTCGACAGCCTGGCCAAGTCTGGCCCATCCAATCAAACATCTTACTGCTAAGCTGAACTTTCCATGGAGGATTCGCGATGCCAAATTCAGACCTGCTCCCTTCCCTGCTGTTCAAGATCAACGAAAACCAACTCGCCCTTGAGGCCGCCATATTGGAGCTTTCCAACTGGGTCGAGCAGCGCGGCTCCGCCGAGGTTGCCGACAATGTACGCGGTGCCCTGGAAGCGATCGACCGGAATGAGGAGTTCATTAAGATGACGCTCGCAGTGCTGATGACGCCGGAGTAATTTAGACGCCAAATGGGACGGCCCAGCCTAGTTTAGCTGGGCCTTACAGGCATCCTCACCGGTTATTTAATCGCATTATTAAGCAAACTCTGATTTTCTGGCTGTCATCTCAGCTCGAAGCTCACTGATCAGATTTGCAATTGCTCGGCTTGTTGTCAGGTTCTGCGAAGACACGCCGGTGACCAACAGTTCAACGCAACCTGACGCTGGCTCAAACACCTTGATCGTTAGAGAGCCGTCAGGGTTTACGGTGCAAGAACACGAGAGAGGCAGGAAACCACATTCAATGATATGGCGTAGCTCAAGAATGGAAATCATGACGTTCACCCTAGGGTCACGTTGTTGATTCTTGCCTATTTATAATAGGCAACACCCACCACATCACGGCGAAATTCGACGAACTACCACCCTGCCCTAAGGCCCGGACACCATTCAAAGCCTACAGCTCGTCGCCTCCCCCTCGCCACGAAAGCCGAACCTCGATTACTGTACATACAACCAGTATCCGTACAGCGACCCTCTCTCCATGAATTTCGACCAGGCTAAAGCGCTGAGACTTCAGCAGTGGCGCTCAACCCTCGACGACCACGACTTTCGAATGCAGAACCCCGAAGCCCACCGACAGACCCTTTATTCAATGAGTGCCACTCTAACCGTCGAGGGGTTGATTGATGAGCTCCAGCAGTTCGACATGAACGAGATGGCGAACGCTGCCTACTGGCATACCGTGGAGGAATTGCAGACCGCGCCGGACCGCTACTGCGGCGCCTCTGCCTACGACGTCATGCGGCACGAAAGCACCGAGCTGTTCGGCAAGATTGGGCGCTCGATTTTCTATGCCGCGAGGACGCTGGCCGACGGTGCGCGATCCTCCTACGACGGAAAGATTTACCGCGATGCCACTGGAGCGAATCTTGTATTCAATCCGTCCGGGGTAATTGCGAGAATTACCGGGCTTACCTTGACCCTGCCGGATGGGCAGCAGTACGACCTCATAGAAACTGGAAGAACAGTCGAGGGCGTCACCTACGAGCCGATCGAGGATCCGGACCTCTACCGCGCATTGGTGGATGCCGCCCAAGTTGCCAAAGAGGGCTGTGATCTATGGGCTTTCGAAAGAGTGCGGCCGCGTCTCGATCTGGCTAGGTTCCGCACCTGCCCCTCTTGCCTTGATCGTTTTGAACGGCGTGAAGATTGCCAGACATGCGCTGGCAGAGGGTTTGTAACGAAGCCGGCGACCACTGGTCTACCCTGAATACATAGCCGGAGGGTGCAATCATGTGCGGACGCCTTTCCCAGTACCGGGGCATTCACGACTTCGTCGCGGCGCTCAGCATTCCCAACGCACTGATCAACTATGCTGGCGACCAGCCTTTCGAATGCTATAACGCCGCGCCGACCACTCAGCTCGCCCTCTTTCACCGAGATGGAGAATTCCTGCGCGCTGACATGGTTCGTTGGGGCTGGCGCCCGCACTGGGCCAAAGACCGCGCCGCGCCGATCAATGCTCGCGTTGAGAAGGTCGCCCATGGCCCATTCTTCAAAGCGATCTGGCCGCACCGGGCAATCATCGCGATCGACAACTGGTTTGAGTGGGTTTATGAAGGCGGGCCGAAGAAACAGCCCTACCTGATTCGCCACCGCGACCGGACACCAATCCTCTGCGCGGCGATTGGCCAATATCCCATCGGCGAGCACGAACCAGGTGAGCATGATGGCTTCGTCATCATCACCGCGGACAGCGCCGGCGGCATGGTGGACATCCATGACCGGCGGCCCGTAACGTTATCGCCGGAACTGGCCCGGGAATGGCTGGACCCGGCCACGCCCAAGGAGCGCGCCGAACAGATAGTGCTCCTCCAGGGAGAGCCGACCGAGGCATTCGAGTGGTTCAAGGTTGATCGCGCAGTTGGCAACGTCCGCAATCAGGGTGCGGCACTCATTGCACCGGCCGACCCAGCGCTGCTTGGATCAGCTTGATGCGGTTGAAGTGTTTACGACATGATTTACACTTTTTGTGTAATTAACAGCTTTAATGTTCAAGCCCTTTCAACTAGCCAAGCCCAGCAATAACAACTACTCCCGTCCATACTTACAGAAAATGGCGGGACAGCTACTTACTTAAGTACGTACGCAACTTCCACTTTTCGTGTAATAAACAGCCGGAGGAAAAACCAACACCTCATATACACCCAAAGCCCTAATCCTCACTCGCCATATACACCCAAAGCCTTAATCCTCACTCGCCATATACACCCATAGCCCTAATCCCCGCTCGCCATATACACCCATAGCCCTAGGGCAATGTATCCGACGCGCTCGCTGTCTAAAGTTAAATTAATTGCGATAAACCATTGACGAACGCTGCTTTAAACAACTAGTTTAAAAACAGATTCACTTCCTCCCTCTCAGCTACCGCGCCATTAAGCGCGGCATATTTCTTTGCGAGAATAAAAAATGAATGTGCTGACTCTTCTTATGGCGACCGTTGAGTTTTTGATAAAACTTACTGAGCTGTTGCAGCTCTGGGGTGTCGGTTGCCCGGGATACGCTCCATGGTGATCAGAACAATCCTCCCAACTCTGCCGGCTCCCAGTTCATGATCACCAGTTCACCACTCACCTCGGCCTTGCCCTGCCGCTGGTTGGTGTTGCAGTAGCGAATGTCCAGCGTCTCGAAATGGAAGCCCTTGAACACCCGGCGTATATCAGGATGATCATTGATGCTGACCATCACCTTACCTTTGCAACTGCGCATGAAGTCAGCCATCCGCTCGTAGTTTTCGAACGGAAAGTCCACGCCATAACCGGCGGTCTGCCAGTAAGGCGGGTCCATGTAATGGAAGGTATGGGCACGGTCATAGCGCTCAGCGCATTCGAGCCAGGGTAGGTGTTCGACGTAGGTACCGGACAGACGCTGCCAGGCGGCCGAGAGGTTTTCCTCGATCCGTAACAGGTTGATGGCCGGGCCGGTGGTCGCGGTGCCGAATGTCTGCCCGGTGACTTTGCCGGCGAAGGCATGGTGCTGCCGGTAGAAAAATCGGGCAGCGCGCTGGATATCGGTGAGGGTTTCGGGGCGGGTCATCTTTTGCCACTCGAACACCTGGCGTGAGCTGAGCGCCCATTTGAATTGGCGCACAAACTCTTCCAGGTGGTTTTGCACGACGCGGTACAGCGTGACCAGGTCGCCGTTGATGTCGTTGAGGACTTCGACCGGCGCTGCCTGGGGTCGCATGAAGTAGAGCGCGGCACCGCCGGCAAAGACTTCGACGTAGCATTCGTGTGGCGGGAAGAGCGGGATGAGACGGTCGGCCAGGCGGCGTTTGCCGCCCATCCAAGGGATGATGGGTGTAGACATTGAGAGCAAGACCTTTACTGTATGGATAAACAGGTGCTAGGCTCGCCGCGCTTCGTGCACGGAGCAAGAGCCTTGGCTGGACTTGCAGGGGCAATCTGCAGGGACGGCGACCGGGTTGGATGTTGACGCATCCACCCCGGTCGCTCTTTTTCACTTCGCTGTTGAGACTTCTTTGGCATAGGCCTGACAGGCCGCCAGGGCGATCAGTCCTTGGTCGCCGGCATCGGTGATGCCGATAATTCGTTGAGCATGCGCTGGGTCAAGTTGGGCTCGAGTTCCTCCATGAACCACGCCGCCGGTTGGGGTGGCGGCTGACACTGTGTAGCCACTGGTTGCTTCGGCGGCGTCGAGTAGGACTGACAACCGCAGATCAGCAGTGGCAAGGCGATCGCGCAGGCGAGCCTGGTTGGTTTGAGCATCACTCAGTTCCTTGTAGTGGGTTTGTTCACTGGCCGACAGACGCTGCTCAAGGGCCAGGCGGTTGTCCTGTGCCGTGCGCACCTGGTCAACGGCGGCGTTGCTGATGGCGATCAGATCGTCCTTGTGCAGGCCGGCCTGTTCGGCAAGTTGCTGGCCGTAGCGCCAGTCCTGAACCTTCCAGGCCGACGCGGCAGATCCGCCGACCAATGTGGTCAGCAAAAAGCCAACGGCTAACAGCCGGTACGGTGCGGGGATCAGGTCGACGACACGCATAGCACTGCCCTCGCCCGGGTCCACAGCTGCAGCCGATCCTCCAAGCCGTTGAGTCCGCCGTTGATCTTGCGCGTGATCGCCTCGAACTCATCCCGATCCGCCAGGGCGTTCAGCTCACGTACCCACCAGAACCACGCGGCCGACTCGGCCGCCCATTGCGGCAGTTCGAGCAGCTCAGGGGTGCGCAGCAAGCGCTCGTCGCCGAACAGTGCCAAGCTGCAGCGCAGGTAGTTATTGCGGCCGGTCACCTGGATCAGGCCGCGACCGCGATAGCGCTGGCCATCTCCATCCGCCTCTGGGGTGTTGCCCAGTTTCGCGGCCAGGTTGCCGGTGTCGTATTTGCTCAGGTACTGATCGCCACCCAACTCACGGAGGTACTGCAGCTGGCCAGACTCGTGCCCGACCTGGGCCAGGAACGCAGCCTGCCGCGTCGGTGTGTTGATCTGCCGATGCGCCATGGCCGCATTGAGGGCGGATACAAAAACGCCCGCTTGGCGGCGGGCGTTCGGGAGGATTCGCAGCAATTGCTGTTCCGTGATGGACATACAAACTCCTGGTATAAAAAAACCGCACGCGGCGGGTTTATGGGGACGCGATAGCGTTAGGCGAGACTGACGACCTTGACCGGCTTCACCTCCTTCTTTTTCTTGCCCTTGGCTTTGGCTTTGCCCTTGTTGCCGCCGTTGCACTCGACCGTGGTCGACCAGCCGGCTTGGGTATAAGTCTGCTCCACCGAATCCGCCAGATACTCGCCATCGAGCCCGACCTTGAAGCCCTGGGCATTAATCGGCCGCTCGGCAAACAGGTCGGTGCGACCGGGCATTTCGAAGCGCACCCCCGCGCCGGAGCGGTTGAACGCCGCCAAGCGCGCCTTGGCCGCCGACTCGGCGGCGGTCTTGTTCGGGTGAATGTGCCGATCGGTATGCACCGAGGGCAGACCGGCCGGCGCGTCCTCATTGTCCAGGGACACCACCGCGAGCTTGCCGCCCTTCTTGTCTTGGTGCTTGGTGGCCACCTTGCCGTGCGTGTTGCGATCGCCCAGACGGAACTGCCAGCGGCTGACGTCCTGGCGGGTGATGGTGATCGCGCCGAACGCCTTGCCGCTCGCGCTCTGTCCGCCCTGGCGCGGCATCACCAACAATTTGCCATCGGCGACCTTGGCCGTGCAGTCGTACTGCTTAGCCAGGCGCGTGATGAAATTAAAGTCGGATTCGCTGAGCTGGTCCGCCCGCGCGACCTTGGTGGCCACCGGACAACTCGGCTCCCAGCCGTTACGCGCGGCGATATCGGCCACGATTTTCGACAGTGGCACGTCCTCCCAGCTCCCGCTGCGAATGGTCTTGCCACTGCCGCGCATGTCGCTGGCCTTGCCCTTGATCACCAGCGTGTCCGGCGGACCCGACACCGTGATCTCGTCGACCACGTAGCGACCCAGACGGGCCAGCCCCGTCTCGACATAGCCCAGGTAGATCTCGATCCCAGCACCGCGCCGGGGCAGCGTCACCAGACCGTCACGGTCGTCAATGCGTAACTCGAACTCGTCGGAATCCATCCCGGGTTTGTCGGTGGTGCTGAGCTGGATCAGCCGATCATTGATCAGGCCGGTGATGTCGGCACCATCGGCGACGACGCGAAACATAGGCGTCATGGGTTTTTTCCAAAAAAAAACCCGCGCAAGGCGGGCAAGAAAGTAAGGAGGTTGAAGCGATGAACAACACGAGTGTAGTCCATCAATCCCACAGGGTGACGTGTTCCTCGACCGCCGCCGCCAACTCCGGCAGGGTGATCACCACGCCGGCGCGAAACGGCTGGGCTTCTTCGGCCAACCCCTGATTGGCATCCAGCACCGCCTCGACGCTGCCATTCAGGTGGCCGTAGTAGTTATGGCAAAGGGTGTCCAACAGATCCCCGTCAGACGTTCTGCATGTCATCGCCATAGCGTACAAACTCCAGGGTGAACTCTTGTTTACGCGGAATCCCGCCTTGCATCAGCGCGCTTTGATCTTCGTCGACGCTCTTCAGGCACCAGGTGCCCAGCACGTCGCCATAGCCGGTGGTCAGCGTCAGCGGCCGAAGCCGGGCGCCGATCGAGCGCAACGTGTCGAGCTGCTTCAGCCCGCCCTTGAAGCCCGGGAAAATCTGGCCCTTGAGGGTAATTTTCTCGTCGCCCATGCCGACGCCCTGCTGCGCCGGCCGGCGCGACAAACGCTCCTGCGAGGCCCAACGGAATTCGGTCGAGCGGCGCAACGAGTCAAAGGCCGCCGTGTCGAGGTTGAAGTAATACGGCTGCGCCTTGGGATCGAGCGGCTGAAGGATCAACAGGTGCGGGAACGGCTTCACCGCCTCCGGCGCTGGCGTGCCATCGGTGACAAATGCCCACGACGGCAACACATTGGTCAACGCCGGACTGACCTTGCCGGCGATCTTGCTGATGGCCGCCGCCGCCCGGGCCGCCTGCTCCTTCAGCACCCCCACGCGCTCGTCAATTTGCGACACCGCCCGCGCGGCCTTGTTGTAGGTGGCCACCACCTGCCCGACCTTGGCCTGAGCCGCCTGCACCCCACGCATCACGCGCTGAAGCTTGGCCCCGACCGCCGGCCCGACAAAGGGCAAATCCTCCAGCTCGGACGCCGCCCCGGTGATTTCGCCGATCGCGCCATTCACCGGCCCCAGCATGCCGTCCAGGCTACGCCGACCGGTTTCCCCGGCCGAGGCCAGGTACTTCAAGCCCGACTGTAACTGCTGCAATGCTGTCTTTTCCTGATCAGACATATGCCCTCCTGATTAAACATGCGGTTCGTCGTACAGCTTGCTACTGCCCACCTGCTTGGCCATGTCGCGATAGTGCTGATCGAGCAACGGTTTGAGCTGGTTATAGAGCGTCGCCGCGTCCTTCACGTCGCCGTTCACCACCAGCGAAAACGGTGCCTGAATGTCCACTTTCGATTCGATGGTGGTCGGTGCCGGCTTCGCCGCCATCGCCAACGGCCCCGCCGGCAGGCCCGCGTCCGCACTGGCCGGGGGCAACATCATGGCCCGGGCGGCGTCACCCGGTTGCGGCGCCGGGGCTTCCAGCCCGGAGCGAATGACCTTGGGCCGACGCAGCTCCGAACCCGGGAACCGCACCTTGTTGGCAAAGTGCGGCAGCAGCATGGCGTCTTTGGAGTCGAGGTCGCGCGGGTCATACGACACCGGTGGCGCCGGTGGCGGCTCAAACGCTTTCGGCGCCGTGTCGAACGATTTGGCGATGTCGCCCATCACCGGCGGCACGTTCTTGCCGGCATTGGCCATCATCAGCGGCCCGGCCGCCGGCATGCTCTGCAGCGCTTCGTCCGTGCCGAACATCGACTTGCCGAGGTAACCGCCCAAGACGTCACCGCCCATGTTGCCGAGAACACCGCCGACCAGTCCGCCAATAGCGGTGCCAATGACCGGCAAAAGCATCGTACCGAGAGCGGCCCCAGCCGCAGCCCCGGACAACGTTCCAGCCAAACCACCGGCGGCCGCGCCATAGCCTTCGGCTTTCTCGTCCCGCGTCTCGGCGTTCTGGTAGGTGTCGTAGGCCTTAAACCCCGCATCCACCACCGCGACCACCGCCGCGCCTTTTACCGCCGAGCCGACACCGAAACCTCGACCACTGCCGCCACCCTTGCCGCCTTTCTTGCCCTTCTTGCCATCGGCATCGAGGTCGCCGGCACCTAGACCGTCACCGCCGCCCATGGCCCCCATGTTGGTCACGATCACCTTTTGCGGGATGTTCGGATTACCCATCAGCGAGCCACGGCCGATGTTCAGCAGGCCCTTGGCGATCTTGAAGGTACTCATGGCCGACTGAAAGGCGATCAC